CTAATAAAGTAACACACATATAGGATTTAAAGAGAGAATGGCAAAGACAGTTTTTAACCGTGAAAAAGTAGACTTCACAAAACAAGATATGTTCTTCGGAGCAGATCAAAACACACAGCGATATGATGTGTTTAAATTTCCAGTGTTTGATAAACTTAATCAAACAATGCTAGGATATTTTTGGCGTCCAGAAGAAGTAAGTTTGCAAAAAGATAGAGCTGACTTTGCAAACTTTCGTCCTGAGCAGAAACATATTTTTACTGCCAATTTAAAATATCAAACACTACTTGACAGTGTCCAGGGACGTGGTCCATGCCTAGCATTTTTACCGCATGTTTCACTTCCTGAACTAGAAGGTTGTATTGTTACTTGGGACTTCTTTGAAACAATTCACTCACGCAGCTATACACATATTATGAAAAATGTGTATGCTGACCCTTCAGAAGTGTTTGATACTATTTTAGAAGACGAAAAGATTATTGCTCGAGCAATGAGTGTTACTAAGCACTACGACGAGTTTACTGAAGCTGCTGATGCATTTAATCACAGAGGCGAAGGTAGCTTGTATGAAGTTAAGAAGAAACTATACCTTGCAATGATGACAGTTAACATCTTAGAAGGCTTGCGTTTCTATGTAAGTTTTGCTTGTACATTTGGCTTTGGAGAACTAAAGCTAATGGAAGGTAGTGCTAAGATTATTAGCCTTATTGCTCGCGATGAAGCACAGCATCTAGCACTTAGTACACATGTATTGAAGCTTTGGTCTCAAGGCAAAGACGATCCAGAAATGGCAAAGGTTGCTAAAGAGTGCGAAGCAGAAGTATATGAACTGTGGCGTGAGTGTGTTGCAGAAGAAAAAGATTGGGCTGAGTACTTGTTTAAAGACGGATCAATGATTGGTCTTAACGCTGCTCTACTTAATCAATATGTAGAATACATTGCTAACCGTAGACTTAAAGCACTAGGATACAATGCTATCTTTGATGCACCGGTTAATACTAATCCGCTACCGTGGACACAACATTGGTTGTCAAGTTCAGGTTTGCAGGTTGCTCCGCAGGAAACAGAAAACGAATCGTACATTGTAGGCGGCATCAAGCAAGATGTAACTACAGACTCTATCAAAGGATTTAGTTTATGATAGAAATCTACGGCAAGCCTCAGTGTCCATTTTGTGATAGGGCAAAGGCTTTGTGCGAAGCAAGGAAGTTGCCCTACAAGTACTTCCAACTTGGCACAGACTTTACTCGTGACGAGGTACTTGAAAAGTTTCCAGGAGCACGTACCTTCCCACAAATTACAGTACACGGAACAAAAATTGGTGGCTACGATAAACTAGGCACATACTTAGAAGAAACTAACTATAACGGAACAGGATACTCACTATGATCATTCAGAAGCCACTTAAAGTAGGCGAAATTGTCTCATTCAAATTAAACTCAGGCGAAGAATTAGTTGCCCGCATGGATGGCGAGACGCCATCACAGTATACACTTTTTAAGCCAATGGTGCTAATTATGCAACAGCAAGGTTTAGGTCTAGCACCTTTCATGTTTGGCGTATCGCCTGATGCAAAGTTTGAACTACAAGCACATGCAGTAAGTTGTATGGCTGCAACTGAAACTGAAATTGCAAAACAATATACAGCAAGTACTAGTAATATTCAAGTCGCGTAAATTCTCGGATAAATATACTAAAGAGGAATGTAAATGTCAATAGCAGGCGCAAATATATATGAAGATTCCGCAAGTTTAGGTAAAACTACGGTCAACCATACGGATAGTGACACTGACACTGATCCGGGTTCAGCGCCAGCGCCGGCTGATCATGTACACATTGATTTTGATATTGCTCACCAAGCATGTCTTGCTGAGATAGCAAGTTTGTTTGAAGATATACAAGTAGACTTGCGTATTATTACAGATAGAGGCGATGACAGAGCTAAAGGCATTTATCAACGCGAAGCAGATAACGTAGCAAACAATCCAGCTAATATTGCAAAAGCAGCAAGTGATTTTATTAACTTGCAGCAATCGGGTATACTCGACATAGTTAATGCTGAAGTTGGTAATCCAACGAACTTAGGCAACACAAGTGCAGCTAACTATAATGCAATTAGGAACAACACGTCGAATCCAGGAGGATTCACTGGCGGCACTGAAGTTAATGCTCAACGTGCAGGCTACGCTGGCGGCACCACTACAGCTATTACTGGCGCAGATGGCGAGACTTATTCTGAAAGCAGTGTCCCATTTGATCAAGTAGTACCAACAGCTGGATCTGCTGACGGCATTGTTACCTATAGAATAAGTGGTATTCGTAATCTTCCTATACAATCACAACTATGGAACATACTTGAAACAGCAGCAAGAGCAGCAGGTGTTAATGTTACAGTAATCACTGGAGGCCAAGTTCCTACTAGTGAAGGCGGCCTCAACGGCAAAAACAGAACTGGCTCTAATAGATTTGACAAAGGGTTTGCATCAGAAGTTAGACTAACAGACGGCGATAGTAATAGACTATACACAACTGATCCTGCACAACTTGCAATTATGATAAAGTTTGCTGAAGCATGCAGGGATGCCGGAGCAACTGCAATTGGTATGGGTAATGGATACCTAGGTTCTGGTACCATACATATTGATATTGCATGGACAGGACAAAAATCTAATTACATTAGTAACATATTACCACTTAGATATTGGGGCGGCAAAAACGGAAAAACTCCTCCACAGTACTTACAAGATCTTATGACACCAAAGGATAACGTATAATGCCAGAATCTACTGATACAGATTATACACATTTAGACATGACTCCGGAATACAACCGGATTATCACAGCACTAACAGGTATACGTGATGACGTAAGATTGTTACAAAAATTACAATCTGATCCAGAGAGTGGTATTGCTACAAGTAATGTACTAAACGACTTTCAAAGGGCACTCCTTGCAGTTAGTATGAGTTCAGCTGTAGGTAATACAGCGGCAGCAGTATCAGAAGCAGTTATTGCCGGAACACTACCAAATGGCGCAGCAGTTGCAGCAGCAAGTGGTGAAAGCAACGCAGACCTTACAGCAGAAAGAACAACAATAATTGCTGCACTAGGCGCCACAGAAGATCCAGCAGACTTAAAAGTATTAATACGAGTAAGTGGACAATACTATTGGGAAGCAAAGGGAACAGCAGGTCCAGACGATGGAATTCGAGGCTCTAATACAATAGTAGCACCGTTTGTATTAGGTGAGCAACTAGGCTATGATGACGAAGCAACTGGAGTAATTACAGCAGGTGCACCTCCAGGGCCACCCGATGGCATTCCAAACGCCTCTGCGCCAAAGAAGAGATGGCCGTTTGCAAGACCTGAAGGTCAAACAGCGTCGCCACTTGCTAATCCTAATGCAGACTTAATTGATCCGGCGACAGGATTAATAGTAGCGCAATCATCTACAGCACAAGACACAAATAATGCATCTGGCAGCACAGCGCCACCGGCAACAGATTATAGTGCAGGAGCAAGCTAATGCCAGCAGTAACGCACAGTAACACACCCTTTGCCGCAAATGTATTTGTAAATGGCGGTCCGACACTAGGCGGAGCAATAGCTGATGCATTAGGTCTTGAAGACACTATCGGAATAGATGATGATCAAGCAAGAGCAATTATTAGTGGCAGAGCAGTAGAATTGGATGCTGGAAACGACCCAGATACAATGGAAGCACTAGAACAATTTGGAGGAGGATCTCCAAATGGCACGAATCCAATTACTGGAAGAGAAGGCGCAGAAGCAGCCCCTGGCAGTGATCAGGGCACAGGTCCAGATGGATCAGATAGTGACGAATTTCCCCGCAATGAATCAGAATGGATTAATACACTAAAACATGTTAATAACCGAGTACTCCCTGAAGTTTGGGATAAAGCAGTTATATTTGCACAGAGCATGGGAAAACCAATTACAATTACTAGTGCTTATCGTACACCAGAGTACAATGTAAAAGTTGGCGGC